TACACGAGGTATACACGGATATTTAACGTTTGGGTATACACAGCGCATACACAGAATTGGCATTCTAACGACAAAATTAAAGCGGCTCAATTGGCCGCTTGCATAGAGGTACTGTTTAGCTTTTGCCGGTCAAAATAATCAATCACATCTGATTTTTGATAGCTAATTTTGCGTGCACCTTTGGTGAAGGGTATACCATCACCGGTGCATCTTTTTAGCTGTAACCAGGACAGTGAGACATTAAAAACAACTGCAATTGTCTCGGGTGGAAAGACGGCATCATTCGGCGCGATCCAAAACTGTTTTGTATGCACCAGCTTTTCTTCTGGTGTCATTCTATCGATTTTAGTAGGGCGTTTATTCATGATATCTCCTTTAAACTATTAATCAATTCAGAGTCACCAGCACCACAGTGCAAACAGTGCGTGTACATACCTTGTTCGTTGCCAAATTCCTCATCTGGCTCAAAGTTGGAAGGGTATTCAGAAGCATCTAAAAATACGGTATTAATGATATTTCCATTACGCTTGTAATGAGTGTGTGGGGCTAATCCGTAATATGGAAAAACGCTATCATCATTGCCGTTCCAGCAGTGGTCACAATACTTAGGAATCATTGCTTGATCCCAAAAAAAGCATCAACCTCATCCAAAGTCTGAGCATCCAGTGAGCCGTTTGAGTTGTAGCACTTAACACAATCTGCGGTAGCAATCATATATGCCTTGGCATCAACTGGATTATCGAATTTTTTAAGGGGCTTTTTGAACCACTCCTTTGTGTAGAACATTTTTTTTGAATGCTCATGAGGTGAGCCCATCCATAAGGCAGGACGGATCCAGCTTCCATTTTGAAAATAACCATCTACACCAAGAGAATAGTTAAGTTCATTTTGCATACGATTCACGGCGGCAAAAGCAATATCGGCTGATTCAGCTGGTATCTGCTCATAATCACCATCAGCTTCAGATCCCATTTCTACGCAATATAAAGTCTCATCACTACCGGGAATCATCGGCATGATGTAAGCATGGGCATCTATGTATTCAGTACGATAAAAATCCACGATTGCACAATCTTTGATGCCCAATGGCGTCATCTTGTAATAACAGATATTTCCCAAAGAGTTAGATATTTCATTAATTAACTGCAGGTAATTTGGATTAAAAACAGGCATCTCTAAATTAGAAAAACTACATTCTTTAAACTCTGGAATTACTTTTTTCCAATCCATATATGCATATTTGAAATAGTTTTTGAAACCTTCATAGGCGCAATGTGCGTTAGGAATTTCTAAATAACCTTCTGAAGATTCTGTATCAAAAACCAATTTGCAAAATTTAAAAGAGGTGTAGCTTTCAATTTTTTCCAAAAAAGATTGAACATGTATTTTTGGGATCTGTATTTCGATGTCAGGATCTACATTTTCTAATTGAGAATAAAAAAGAATGCATCCATTGGTACCAACGATACAGCCATTATCAATCGCAATGTTTTCAAGCATTGGCCGTATAAAATCATCATCTGAGGCACATAAGACAGCTGCTTTTAACAAAGCTATAGGAAGTTTGATTTCATGTTTCATGATTGTTTCCTTGAGCATAAATATGCTCAAAATCTTTAATATTTTACTGTTTTGAGCAAATAATTTCACATTTGGTGGTTTTTTAAAGGGATTCAATTACCTAAATTGATGCAGTAATTGATTACCGCAAATATCACAAATGCAATAAGCACAAATATTAGAAATTCTTTGGCTGTTGCAATGAGTACCTGTTTACGAGATGGGCGCTGCTCGGCTTGGGTTGGATGCTGATACAGAACCGGTTTAGTTTGACTTTCAATCATTTTGTGTTTCATAATCGCCTCATGAACATGCAAGTGTTTATTTAGAAAGCCCCTACGCCGTCCAAGTGAAGGGGCTTTTTTTATTGTTAGGCTGTGAATGTGCCGATGTGAACTTGATTATCTGGTAGGAGATCAATCACTTTGGATTTGAAGTCCTGCACAATTTCATCAAGAATCAATTCTTCTTTAACAATTTGAAGGGCAAACACTGGCTTTTCATCATTTGTATTAACAATGATTCGTAAAACAATCAGGCGTTCATCAAGGCCGTTGTAAGCTGAATCAATGATTTTGAAATAGGCAGGTGTTGCTGCTTCATTTGAACGTGCTTCAACTTGTTCGAAACGAGAGCGACTTTCAGATAAATTACCAACATTCGCTTCGACCTTCACAGATGCACCTACCTGCATGTTGCGCACAGCAGACAGAGCTTCTTTCCCGCCGATCACTGTACCTTCAGCATCTGTAATTTCTAAAACACTGACCCAGTCTTCTAAGAAAACAGCAAAGTCACGCTGAGACAATTTTCGATCTTTCAAGTTTTGCAGCTTTGTCCATACAACCGTTGGCTCAAGCTTTAAATTGGCTTTATGGTCGCAATGGCCTTGATCGAAGACATCATCGTAATAATTAAGAATCGCCAGCGCTTCCATATCTTTGTGGTTCACGAAGACAGGTGCATGCTGATCGATCAATGTGTTGTCTAAAACATATTTACGAAAGTCTTCAAATGAAGATGTTTGCATTAATCCACGTGGACGATTACGGCCACCTAAAAACTGTTCAAGGTCAGCAATTTTATAATCCGTGTTGATAGCAATCAGATCACCACGTGCAAGTTGCTTGATAGGGGTGCTCAAGGTCGCGATTGCATTTGCTTCTGTGTTTTCCATTGTAGTTGTCCTACTTGTTGTAAAAATAGATTTGAGGGGTTGAAACGCGCCGTTTACGCGCGTTCATGTTCTTTGAATAGCTGGCTTGTATGATTGGCAAAGATTGTCACGCTGCCATCAGTATTGAGATACATAGGGGTTTCTGAGGTTGTATCTTCTGAACGTTTGCCTTTTGCAGTAGGTTCCACATAGGCCAAAGTGTGAGAAATATTGACTTGGTTTGATTCACCGATTCGGGAAATATCCAATGTCACTTGGACTTTGCCCTTTTTGCCGTTTGCTACGACGCCTTGGGCTACTTCTGAAATAGCGATACCAAGCTGCTGAGAGAAGTTGCCGCCAGATAGATCAGCAACGAATTGAGGTGCATCAGTTTGTTTTGACATGTTATTGCCTCACTTGAGTTAAACCTCGCTTATTGTTGTGGCGAGGATTTGTTGTCTGTGAGGTAAAGATTACTTTACACTTAAATTTGTGTAAAGAGATATTTACTAATAATTGTAAATTTTACTAAGCATAATTGATTTTTATTTACAAAATAAAACCCACGCTTGGTGGGTCTTTAATAGAACTAAAATTTTAAAGATGTGATTTTAATTGTTAATCTTCTTCAATTTTACCAATTTTTTTCCCTGGTAATTTTGAAACTTGATCCCAAGATAAAACAGGAATAAAAACCATATCTCCAATTTCTTTGGAAAGAATTTTTACCTCATCTGAAGTTAAATTTAATGGGCTATTACTTTCTGCAGCTTCATTTATTTTATCTATAACTTGATTGATCGTTAATTCAGAACTATTCATTTTATATCTTCCTATACATACCAACTACTTTGCCAACAAGTTTGCAATCATCAGACAGCTTAATAATTTTTTCTGGCCAATCAGGATTAAGCGGTTCTAGAAACTTTACCGAACCTTCAACAATTAGTTTCTTAAAAGTGGCTTCTGTATCACCAGCGCAAGCAACAATGACAAGATCATTGGTTTTAAGATCGCATACTTGGAAGTCAGGATTCACATAAATTCTATCTTCTGGGTAAAACTTTGGCGCCATTGAGTAGCCAGTCACAACGAGTCCGTAGCCATTTTTTCCACAGTCCTTGTTCGGTGGAAGGTGTTCATCTACTTCTGCATCACGCAACACGGTTTCAATGCCTGAAAAAGAACCTGCTGCAACCCATGAAATTACGGGTACAGGACGACCTTCCAGGCTAATTTTTTGCGAAAGATCAACATTATTATCTAAACCACTATTACTAATCACCATTGGAGAGCGTTCACCTGCCAGCCAAAGAGGATTAACGCCCAAATATTCTGCCACTTTAAATAATCTCGAGCTTTCTAATTCTTTTGTTGGACCATTAATCCATAAGCCAACATTTGCTCTTGTCACATTTACATAGTTTGCAAGATCAGTGTTTTTAAATCTTTTTCCAGTCGTAGATTCAAAGTGTTTAATTGCCGAAGACATTCTTTCCTGAAGAGTGCTCATATGTCCATCTCATGGCTGTTGCCATATAAAAAGTAAAGAAAGCTTAACTTTAAAATTGTAAAGCTTGCTAATCATTGTAAAGTCAATTATTCTTGACAAAATAAAGTTTATTTGACGGAGTCTCTATGCGAATTGAGATGAAAACATCAGATGTTTTGGCTCGATTCAATGCCCCTAAAGTCGCTCGAATTTTAAAAATAACTCGTCAAGCGGTTTATCAATGGGGTGAGTTAGTGCCAGAAGCAGCAGCTTTCAAATTACTCGAAAGTGAACCAAGTCTTCCCCACAAACGAGTTTCTTAACTCATTCTCACAAAACGCCGTGCATCGGTAAACGTGAAAAAAATCAAGGATTCACATATGGAAATTTCTAAAGAAACAAAAAACGCGCTTTACAAAATGATTCATCACTCTGAGGGCGTCACACCTAAGGATGTTGCAGATGTGTTGGGCGTATCTCACAAAACGGTATTGAACTATGCAAATCCAAACATGGACCAGCATTTACCGAGTCTTAAGGCATTCGAAGCGTCGCTTGTGTACACACAAAACCCAGCCGTGATTAAGGTATGGGCGCACAAGTTGGGTTTGATGTTGGTACCGGTAAAGCAGGCGACAGACAAAGAACATCAGGTGAGCGTACTTGAATCATTACTTCATTTGAACATTGGCAACGGTCAAATGAATAAGCACGTACACGACATTTTAGAAGATGGTGTGGTCACGCCGTCAGAACTTGCGGACACATTACACCTGGTTGAATCACTCGAACAAGAACTTGCTAGCTTTCGTAAAGCGATTGAAGCAGAGGCAGGAAAATATTTATCGGCCCTACAAACAGAAAAAGCCTGATCCACGAAATCAGGCTTTTAACGTTGATAACCAAAAGGAAATCAAATGAACATGTTGGCTAAATTTAATCACACCGAAATGCAAATGACAAGCTTAGAAATTTCAGAGCTTGTTCATTCACGCCATGACAGCGTTAAAAGAACTATTGAAACGCTTGCAACTAAAGGCGTTATCGAATCTCCACAGTCTGTGGAAATTAAAACGGCGACACGTCCGACAGGTGTATATGTCTTTTCTGGTGAAACTGGGAAACTAGATAGCATTACCGTTGTTGCACAACTTTGCCCTCAATTTACAGCAGCTCTGGTAAAGCGCTGGTATGAACTTGAGTCTCAGCAAAATCAAACTCGTGAATTAACTCGGTTGGAGATTCTGCAACTCGCTTTGGAGTCTGAGAAAAAAGCCATTGAGCTAGAGCAACAAGTCAAGATTCTTGAACCTAAGGCTCAGGCATTAGATGTGATTGCGGATACGACAAACACTTATAGCATCCGAGAATGTGCCAAAACGATTGGCATTCAAGAAACCAAGCTGATTGATTTCATGCTCAAAAAACAGTGGGTGTATCGAGAGAACAGCAGGCACCGCCGTTTGTGCGCATATGCTCATCGAGTAGAACAAAAAGTCATGATCAATAAGGTTTCAAAAGTGGTTGCTTGTGATGATGGTGACAAAGTGTTTACTCAAGCGCGTATCACGGCGTTTGGTTTGACTCGCTTAACTGCGGCTATTGAAAAGGCAGGTTTGAAATGAGTGTAGACGCAACTATTTGGGCTTGGAAGTCTCCAGTGCAATCTTCAGCTCAGCGTGTAGTTCTTCTGAGCATGGCAGATCGTGCGGGAGAAGGGCATACATGCTACCCATCCGTTTCGCGCTTGGCTCAAGATTGCTGTTTAGATCGTAAAACCGTAATGCGTGCAATTGATCAATTGGAGCAACTTGGCTTAGTACGTGATACAGGTTCTATTCGTGGCAATGGTGTAAAAGTTTATCAGTTGATTGGCGTCACTGGTCGTGAGGATGTTCCACGGACAGAAAAAACAACCAGTACCAAAAGTGGTACTAGTACCAAAAACGACACTAGTACCAAAATCGGTACAGCCACCAGTACCAAAAACGGTACAAGTACCAGTACCAAAAACGGTACACAGAACCTACCAATAGAACCTATCAGTGAACCTAACAATAATATTAAGCGTTCAGACATTTCCAAAACGAATAAGTTCGACTTCAAAGCAAAACTGATCGAAAACGGTGTTTCTGAAAAACTTGCCACTGAGTTCATGCAAGTTCGCAAAGCCAAAGGCGGTGTAAACACAGAACGTGCATTTTCACTTCTTTCAAAACAGATCGATAAAGCGAATCTCAATTTCGTACAAGCGATTGAGTTTTGTTTGAATCGTCAAAAGCCTTGGGCAGCGTTTGAGGCGCAATGGTATTTCAACGAACAGAATCGTTCTTCACAACCACAGCAAATAAATCAGCCGTACCAACGCCGTTTTGGTAGCTCAAAACCACAAGCGCCAGAGATGCGCGATTTAACGGGAGAGCATGCATGAGCAATATTCAAGTTTTCCAAGATGCTTTCACTGTTTCATTTCCAGTTGACGTTGCTGAGATGGTTCTTTCACGCATTGAGATGATTCACGGCGCTGATTTTCAAAAGCTCTATGGTCATTTGTCGAATGATGAGCTTACACAGCTTGCGTGCACAGTGCTCGATGGTATCTCACCATTGGAACTTAAACGCGGCATTCAGCGCATGAATACTGAGAAGTGGTGCCCGAAGCTGCCAGAGTTTCGCTCTTGGTGTGTTCAGGCGGGTGATTGGTGGACTGCTGATCAAGCCTGGGCGAAAGCTTTAAATTTTATCAATGACAGTTCTCTACCGATGACGACATTGGCAAAGGCTGCTTTTGATGAGGTGAAACACATCCTAGACAACGAAGGGCAAAAGGCTGCGCATTACGCATTTAAAGATATCTATCAAGATTATCTTGCTCGAGCGCAAAAGAAGGGCAAAACACAAGAAATGTGGGTGAAACCTGAGAAGCCTAAAGCTATTTCAACTACTCGAAAAACTGTGCCATGTCCGCCTGAAGTTTTGAGCCAATTAAAAGGAATTAATAAGTTCTCAAATCAGTTAAATGCTGTGTGTGAGGTGAGAAATGGATAAGTGTAAACATGGTTTTGATCACGCATGTCTAATTTGTGGATTTACTCATATTGATGGTAAGAAAGTCTGGTTTGACTGGGCATGGCAAGAACAGCAAAAGCAGATTGATGAACTTAATCAAAATAATGAGAAATTGAGACTTGATCATGCTGCTTACAAGAAGGGAGTGAAAAATATTATTCAGGAAAAACTAAAACAAATAGAAGGAAGGAATTTCACTATTGCAGCAATGGAACGATCTTTCGTTTTAGCTAATGCGAAAGTTGATGAGTTGCAGGCGCGGGTGGATGCAGCATTAAAAGAGACTCAACATGCTTTACGGTATGTGGAGGAGGATATGCGTGGTAATCATGAGTTTCTACAAATGGCCATGATTCGAACATTTAAGTCTTTAGCGCAAGCACTCAAAGGCGGTGAAGTATGATTCCAACTGATGCAACACATACAGATAACGATGGTACCTATTGGAAAGATAATGACGGCTATTGGTACTACTGGGATGAAATCTTTGAATGGTGCGGGTACATCGGGCCAGTCAATCAAATGTTCTTAAACAATAAAAATCCAATAGGGGTGAAATGATGCTACAGCCAAAATGGGGAACATATCGCCATAGTTTTGATAAAAATGACAGTAAGAAGTCAGTTAAAAAAGATCATATGCCAGCAGTGCCTTCATTCCTGGTTAAGGGCAAAACATTTGAATGCTCAGGGGGTGAAATACTTAATTGCAGTATTCAAATCGTACCGCCGTCAATCAACAACTATTGGCTTGATTCTGGTAAGGCATGCAAACGACTGAGCAAGCGTGCAAATCATTTTGTTGAGGTAATCAAAAGATTTGTTCAACCACTCAACTACGGTGGTGATGTGCGAGTAGAGATTAACTATCACATGCCGGATAACAAGGTACGTGATATCGATAATATCGTAAAACCTTGTCTTGATGCTTTAACAAAGTGCGGTTTGATTGGGGATGACTCACAAGTAAAAAGCCTGATAGTTCATGCCAGACCGGTTGTTAAAGGTGGTTTGCTTGATTTATGTGTAATCAAAATGTGAGGCCAAATATGAGACGACAAAATAATAATTGGTTGTGGGTGTTGGTCTTTCTGTTTTTTGCACTGGCAGCAGGTTTAGTAAATGGATGGAACACAATTCAAGTATGTAAAACACATGATGTGTATTGGGTAAAGGGAACTCAATACTCATGCAAATTTTTTAAATAAGGCGGGCCTTCGATGAATCAAGAGTTAAAGCAAAATCCAGTTTCTAATATCGAATGGCTTGGTGCGCAGATGCGGGCAAAGACAGCAAATTTAGAACAGTGTACTCAAGACACTAATTTAAAGCCGATCACTTGGGAAGATCGTTGCGGGGCATTCACTCACATTCAAACAGAACAAGCAAAAAGTCTTGCGGCATTATTTGTTTGGGGCCACAAAGACAAACAGTCATACGATTATTTGATAGATAATCTTTCAAACATCATGCTGGATCAAGTAAAGAAGGATCGCAAAAGCGACCCCAAAAATATTCCCTTGAAAGATCTTAGTTTGTTAATGGCTCGTATGGTTCTTGAGTTTGCTTTAGATGAGAACTTGGAATCTAACTTTACTGCTAAAGGCCGGCTATATTTTGCAGGTATTGGAGAAGGACGCTTATCGTATGATGCTTACAGAATGTCTTGGATCAAGTACGAAAAGCAGATGCAGCTTGCGATTTATAGCGCTCGCTGGGAGATTGAAACGGCGGTTGAGAAGTATCGAAAACTTTTAAAAAACTGATGAGAAAGTTTTTACAATCTGCCTATTTCGTTTAAACGTAAATAGATGTATATTTTCAATATACTGGTCGTACTGCACCAGATTGATAATTAAGCTCGCATTTGCGGGCTTTTTTGTTTTTTTGAATTTGATTTTGAACAGCAGATATGGAACATTAAAGTATTACAATCAAAAGTAGATAGAAAATGAAGATCATTCGACTCGAGGCAACGTGTGACCAGTACAATAATTTTCAATTAAATTTCAATGAAAAAAATGGGGTAACGCCTGAATATCCTAATACAGTTGATGAATCAAAAAATGATTTAGCAATTGGCACAGTTAGTGAAAATTCAAAATACTTTCACCATATAGACAGAGCTGATACAAGATATTTGATCTACCTTAAAGGTGATCTAGGAGTACTGAATGGACAGGAAATATCACATCTAGAGAAAGCTTTGGATAACTTTTTAAGTAATTAAAACTTATATCTGATTAAGTAATGAATGCCCTGCCACTGGTGGGGTTTTTTATGCGTGGGGTAAAGCCATGAAAGAACGTTAGCCAAATTTCGGCAACTTCGATTTGTGACGCTTCCTCTAATAGGGCGAGCTAGAAGCACAAACGGTGGGATGCAGAAACCAGCCGTATAAATCGGTTTGAATCCAGTGTGACCTCATCAAGCACTGAGTTAGCCATAGAGTCAAAAGTTGGGGTGATTCCCCGAATATGAGAGTTTGAAAGACACAGGACTAATCAATAGCTAACTTTGAAATGTTTGTAGTGTTGAGTAGCGATAGGTCAGTTGCCGAGCTGATCAACATCGTAATCTAAGGCGAGGGTGTGGCAGTTTGCCACGCCCTTTTTTAATTTATACGCCATTCGTCTAACTGGATAAGACATCATAATTCTAGTGTGATTGATGCGGGTTCGAATCCAGCCAGAACCACCAATTAATCTAAATATAAAGTTAATAACCACCTTAGGATAGTTTTTTATTCTCAGATGAGGTAATCACAATGAAGTTTATCGACTGCCAAGGCTGTGATGGGCGGAGGAAATGGTTAAGTGAACGAGCAAAAGAATCTATCAGTTCAATCCAGCGAGCAATTGCAGCTCTCTCAGGTGCTTCAGCAAAACAACCAGATGATGAAGCTGATACAACAGCAGAATCGACAGGCTCAGAAGCAGATGACACAGGCAACGCTAAACCAAAACGCGCTGCTCGAAACAATCAACAAACTGATCCAAGTCAATCTTAATCAATCAACTCAGATTCAAGAGCTGCTTTGCTTGTTGAGTGATGATGAAGATCGAGAACAGTATCAATCTTTGGATGATTAACTATGGCCAGACCGTGCAGAGAGTTTGGTTGCCCGAATCTAGTCACATCACAGCATCAAAAAGGATTCTGTGATGAGCACGCAGATAAGCGTAGTAACTGGAACAATAGACCACAGCGTAACGGATCAACTACTGCAAGAGGCTATGGCCATGACTGGCGTAAGCTGCGCTTACAAGTCTTGCGCCGTGATGAGTATCTATGCGTTAAGTGTGCACAAGCTGGCTTGGTTGTTGAAGCTACCGATGTGGATCACATCATTCCAAAGCATGCAGGCGGCACTGATGAGCTGAGCAACCTGCAAAGCCTATGCTCGCCGTGTCATAAAGAGAAGACAGCAAAAGAGGATAGTAAGACGTGAGTGCATATAAAAGCTTTACTTGCATAAACTGTCAGAAACTCATCAATAGAAAAGTAAGGCATACAAATGATGCTGGTAAGTTTTGCTCTAGAAACTGCTCATATACATTTTCTTCGTACCATGCTGTTTTTAAATTAATAGTTAAACTTGAGATTAAAGCATTAAGATCAATTTCAAAACGAATCAGACTGCAAAGACGCTGTAAAGATTGTGGAAGCATACTTCTTAGAAAATATATTGTTCGATGCAAAGATTGTGCTACTGGAAGGGTTAGCGAACGAGTAAAAAATTATCGAGAAATTTATAGGCTAAGTGATTCGTTCAAAGCAGCAAGGCGACGAGGTAAGTCAAAACGGCGGGCAAAAATAAGAGGAGCAAGCTACTTTGAAAGTTTTGATCCTTTTGAAATTTTTACTCGCGACGACTGGCATTGCAAAATATGTGGATGTGTAACCCCACAACATGAGCGTGGCAGCTATCAAGATAGCGCGCCAGAATTGGATCATATCATTCCAATATCTAAAGGTGGATGTCACACACGTGACAATACTCAATGTTTGTGCCGAAAATGTAATAGGGATAAGTCAGATCGATTAGATTGAGCTGAAATACCCCAGTGGGGGGTAAAAAAGTTCAGGCCTTTTGCCTAAATGACCGACCCCCAAGTCAAATTTTTACGCACGCGAAATTAAAAATTTAGTGGATTGACATTATGGGTGGAATAGCATCTGTTCCGGGACGCGGACGCAAGCCTAAGCCGCAGGAAACAAAACGCGCTAATGGCAATCCTGGTAAACGTCCCCTTAATAACCATGTTCCAGAGTTTTCAGAGGTGACAAATATTGATGTCCCCGATTACATGGAAAGTTTGGAATATGCACCGATGATCTGGAAATCAATTGTTCCAGAACTTCTCAAAAATAAGATTCTCAGAATTACTGATATGCACAATGTAGAAGGATTCTGTCTTGCATATGAAAACTGGCGTAAAGCTCAGAAAGAAGTAGCTTTGCACGGTATCGTTGTTGCCGGATCTCAAGGTGGACCGGTAAAGAATCCAGCTCTAACTGCGATGAATGAAGCGGTTCGGCAAATGGCAACATTAGGTTCATTACTCGGACTAGACCCTTCTTCGCGGGCACGCTTAACAGGCGGTGGTGGTCAAAAGAAAAAAGGCAATGCATTTGCAGGAGTTATAGATATGTGAGGATTTAAATGACTAACAGCTACCCAAATGTTGACGCTGCCAACAAATGGGCGCGATCTGTTATCTCAGGAAAAGTCCCAGCATGTAAATGGGTTAAATTGGCGTGCGAAAGGCACATTAATGATCTAAAAAACTCAAAAAAACGAGATTATCCATACAAATTTGAGCCTAAATTAGCTGAAAAAAAGATACTTTTTGTTGAATTATTGCCACACACAAAAGGTGAATGGGCACTAAAACGACTCAAAATTAAGTTGGAAGATTGGCAGAAATTCGGGCTTGCTGTCACGTTTGGTTGGGTGCGTAAAAAAGATGGTTATCGTCGCTTTCGTGAAAGCTATTGGGAAGTGCCACGGAAAAACGGTAAGTCAGCAATTGCAGCTGGCGTTGCACTTAATATGTTTGCCAATGATGGTGAGTTCGGCTCAGAAGTTTATTCAGGTGCCACTACAGAAAAACAAGCATGGGAAGTCTTTAAGCCAGCGCGTTTGATGGTGAACAGATCACCAGATTTAATTGAAGCAGCTGGAATATTGGTAAATGCAGGTAGCTTAGAAATACCAACCGATGGCTCTTTGTTTGAACCGCTTATCGGTGATCCACCAGATGGCCAATCACCACATTGTGCAATCGTAGACGAATACCATGAACATCCTGATGCGAGACTGTATGACACGATGCAAACGGGAATGGGTGCGCGCCGTCAACCTCTGATTTTTACGATTACGACCGCAGGCTTCAACATTGAGGGCCCATGCTATGACTTGCGCATCCGTGTTCAGGAAATGCTTTTAGGCACGGTACCTGATGATGAGCTTTTTGGATGGATATGGACCATTGATGAGGGTGATGATTGGACTGATCCCAAAGTTTTAGTAAAAGCAAACCCAAATTATGATGTCTCAGTTTATGAAGACTATCTAATTTCACAGCAGCGTCGAGCAATTCAAAACGCTGCAAAGCAAAATGCATTTAAAACTAAGCATTTAAACGTTTGGGTTTCTGCAAAATCTGCATTTTTCAACATGGAACAGTGGAATAAATGCAAAGACACAAGTTTGAAAATTGAAGATTTCATAAATGATGCATGTTTGATCTGCGTCGACTTATCTTCAAAGATCGATATCGCAGCACGTATCAACCTGTTTTACAGGATTATCGACGGAAAAATTCATTATTACTCAATTGCACCGCGGTTCTATTTACCTTACGACACTGTCTATAACGGAGATGAGAAGCAGGTAATTGAGCGTTATCAGAAATGGCTAAACCAAGATCTTTTAACGGTTTGTGATGGATATGAAAACGATTTGAACGAAATTGCTGAGGATATTACTTCAGATGCTGAAATTCTCAAGGTTCAAGAGGTTCCATACGATGAATGGGGTGGATTTCAAATATCTAAACAGATTGATGAAGCTGGTTATACCTCCATCAAGATCCCAAAAAATACCAAGACTTTTTCACCAGCGATGAAGGAAATGGAAGCGGCAATTGCTGCAGGACGATTTCACCATGATGGGCATCCAATACTGTCTTGGATGTTCGGCAATGTGATTTCAAAAACTGGAAAAAACGATACTGAGTTTCCGGACAAAGAAAAGTCCTTCAAAAAGATTGATGGTGCAGTGGCGTGCATGATGGGGATTAGTCGAGTTTTGGCATTAACCAGTACGATTAAAGAAGAATCCTTATCTGATCATTTGGAGAAACACGGGGTTAGAAGATTGTAATGAATCTAAAATCAAAAATTGGGGAGTTACTTGGTTTCAAGTCAACTCCCCAAATCATTTCTAGCCCAGACGAATTGGCAAGAATTTTTGGAGCTGAATTTGTCACCGGCACAGGGCAACCAGTAACGCCGATCCGTGCAATGCAACTTGCTATTGTATTTTCATGTGTGCGGGTTTTATCTGAATCGATGGGCATGCTGCCTTGTCGATTGTATAAACAGACGGGCAATACGAAAGAAGCAGCAATAAATCACAAGCTTTATGACTTGTTAACTCTCGCTCCAAATGACTACATGACGCCTCAAGAGTTCTGGGAGCTTTTAATGGTCTGTCTTTGTTTGCGTGGAAATTTCTATGCTTACAAAGTGTATGCACTCGGTCAGGTTGTCGAGTTACTACCGCTTGATCCAGCATCCGTTACGCCAAAACTCAATGAAAATTGGGAAGTTGAGTATCAGGTCAATTTCAAAAAAGGTGGTTTAAAGACACTCTCGCAGAATGAAATTTGGCATGTACGTCTGTTCACCTTAGATGGATTGAATGGCTTGAATCCTATCGCATTTGCGCGAAAAAGTATCTCGCTCGGCCTGGACACTGAAGAGCATGGCTCGAAGTTATTCAAAAATGGGGCCGTCACTTCTGGTGTTCTTGAAACCGATGAAAGTCTTTCGGATGTTGCTTTCAATCGTTTAAAGGATGAATTCACCGAAAACTACACGGGATTGGCCAACACATATAAACCAATGATTTTAGAGCAGGGCCTGAAATGGAAACCGACTGCTTTGAATTTAGAAGACTCTCAATTTTTAGAAACTCGTGAATATCAAAAGGCTGAAATCTGCGGCTTGTTTCGTGTACCACCGCATCTTGTTGCTGCCATGGACAAAATGACTCTGAACAATATCGAGCATATGGGTATGTCATTTGTGAACTATTCGCTTGTGCCTTATATGACTCGTATTGAATCGAGAATCCGAGTAGGTCTTTTAAATGAAGAAGACCGAAAAACGCACTATGCCAAGTTTAATGCTGGGGCCTTACTGCGTGGCGACTTAAAAACTCGCTATGAAGCATATGGGAAAGGCATTCAATGGGGTTTCTTAAGCCCTAATGACTGCCGTGAGCTTGAGGACCTTAATCCACGTGATGGTGGAGACATTTATTTGACTCCAATGAATATGACAACAAAACCTGAGGAGAATGATGATGCAGATAAAGCGTCTTAATGTGCCTTTTGAAATCAAATCTGTATCTGACACAGGCGAGTTTGAAGGATATGCATCTGTATTTGGAGTAGAAGACAGTTACGGTGATGTGGTAATGCCTGGTGCGTTCAAGCGCACATTAGAAGAGTGGTCTAAAAAGGGACGTTTACCTGTGATGCTCTGGCAACACAAATCTGATGAACCTCTAGGTCCCTACACCGAGATGAAAGAAGACGAAAAAGGCCTCTTTGTAAGAGGCCGTTTTCTTATTGAAGATGACCCTTTGGCCCGCCGTGCTCATGCACATCTAAAAGCAAAATCCATTGGTGGAATGTCAATTGGTTTCATCCTGCGTGATTACGAATATGACAAACAACTGGGTGTTTACAAATTAACAGACATTGATTTGTGGGAAGTATCGATTGTGACATTTCCCGCAAATGATGAGGCGCGAGTTTCAGAAGTGAAATCAGCGTTAGATCGAGGGGAAATCCCTTCTGAAATTGAAGTTGAACGGGCCTTAAGAGAGGCTGGTTTTTCTCTCCCTCAAGCCAAAGCCTTTATGGCGAAAGGCTACGGTGCAATTAGTTCTCAAAGAAATACTGAGCAGACTAATGACGCGCTTCAATCCTTTAAAGACCTAAAATCCATTTTTACAGAAGGTGCATGACAATGCCTATTGAAAAGAAAGACATCGAAGAAGTTGCAGCAGACCTCAAGGGGACTTTTGAAGACTTCAAAAAGAAAAATGACAAAGAGCTTGAAGGCATTAAGGCCGAAAAAAGTAAATTGTCTGGTGAAGTAGACAAACTCAACGAAAAATTGGGTGAACTTGATAAGCTCAAAACTGAGCTTGAAAAGGAGCTTAAGCAAGCTAAACGACCGGGCGCAACCAGTGGCAAAGATGTCGATGAACACAAAGCTGCTTACTCTCAGTTCATTCGCAAGGGTGTAGACGAAGGGTTAGCCGAGTTACAGCAGAAAGCTGTTCAGGTGGGTGTTGATGCCGATGGTGGTTTTGCGGCTCCTGAAGAACTCGACAAAAATATCATTCAGCTCTTACACGATGAAAGCCCAATGCGTGAAGAGTGTGGATCCATCATCATCAGTGCAAATGGCTATAAAAAGTTGGTCAATTTAGGTGGAGCAAGCTCGGGTTGGGTTGGTGAAACAGATGATCGACCTGAAACCAATTCACCAAAGCTTGCAGAAATTATTGCAACCATGGGCGAAATTTATGCCAAGCCAAAATCAACACAGACGGCTTTGGATGATGTGTTCTTCAATGTTGAAAACTGGCTTGCAGAAGAAGTTGCTCGAGAATTTTCAGAACAGGAGGGCAATGCGTTCTTGCTCGGTAATGGTGTGAAAAAGCCAAAGGGCATCTTGGCACACAACTTAGCCACTACTGATGATAAAACACGCCAATTCGGAACACTTCAGCAATTTTTGTCTGGACAGGCTGGTAATTTTGATGCAGATGACATTCTTGATTTGATTTATGGATTGAAAAAAGGCTACCGCCGTGGCGCTAAATTCATGATGAATGGTTTAACGGTAGCCAAAGTGCGTAAATTCAAAGATTCTGAAGGTAACTACTTGTGGCAACCTGGTCTTCAAGAAGATGAACCATCACGTTTGTTGGGTTATGGAATCGCTGAAAATGAAGATATGCCAGATGTCGCTGCAGATGCAAATGCAGTTATGTTCGGAAACTTCAAGCGTGGTTATGCAGTTGTAGACCGTATGGGTGTTCGTACTTTACGCGATCCGTATTCTGCGAAGCCTTACATCGAGTTTTACACAACTAAGCGTGTGGGTGGCTTGCTAACTGATAGCAATGCAATCAAGGTGCTAACGCTTAAAGCCGCTTAACCAATACAAAAGCCCTGATAATCTCAGGGCTTTTTTAATGGAAGGATTGATTCTCATGCCACCAATTATTTATGTGAATGAAACATTCAAAATTGCGATAGAAAACGGCAACAAGGTGATAGAAATTGAACCAGGCGAACATGATGTTGATGATCGAACAGCCGTAGTCGCGGTTGATATCTTAGGCGTAGCAACGCACAAAGAAATTAAATCTGAAAACATTGACCCTTCAACCAATTCGCAACAGCCTGAGCCTGAGCCAAAAACTGTATCTAAGCGTAAGGTGAAAGCTAATGCCAATACTGACACTCAGCCAAGTCAAAGCCCGATTGAAAATTGATGCAGATGATGAGGACGATGATCTTCAATTGTTGATCGATGCTGCATTATCAACTTTTGAAGAAGTGACCAATCGAAAATTATTTGAAATTGGTACTTCAATACCGGATGAAGTGATTAACGGTATTCATGCATCGCCTTCGATTGTTCAAGGTGCACTCACACTAATCGGCTACTGGCATGAAAATCCAGAAGCCACTGGAAACATGGAAAAGTTGCCAAAATCTACATTGTGGGCATGGAATCGGCATCGATTTTTAAACGTGGGGTGATGCATGGAGTTCGGAAAGTTAAAACATCGCATCACTGTTCAGAAGTATGTTGAAACGCAGGATGATAGTAATCCTGAATATCTTATAAGAGGTTGGATTGATCACTGTACCTTATGGTCAGACGTTCAGGATCTATCAACACGGGACAGCATACAAGCACAATCCATTGGCTCATCACTTCAAGCACGTGCAGTAGTTCGTTTTAGTAGTGTTTCGGCAACGATTACGAGCGATATGCGCGTTGTATTTGCGGGAGTTTATTACCAAATCAATGGCCAGCCAAAGCGTGATTTGTTCAATCGCAAGACGTATATCACTATTGAACTCAGTGAGGGTTTAAAGGAATGGAATCAATAGCACATTTGAGTGGGGTTGATGATGTTGCTGAAAAGCTTGAACGTCTGGCCAGTCCCAAGATAGCAAAAAGACTGGCATCCAAAGCAGCAAGAAAGGCAATGAATATTGTCAAAAAGGCTGCTGTCAGCAATTCCAGATTGATTGATGATCCAGAAACTTCTGAACAGATTTCTAAAAATATTATGGTTCGCGCAAGTCGAGTCAGAAATTCAAGTGAAATTGTGATGAAGGTCGGCGTCCGTGGCGGTGCAAGACATTATGTTTCTTCAAAAGAAAATGTCAGAGCGGGCAGAGCTGGAAAAAGTTACAAGACACTCGGAAGTAAAGATAATCCTGGTGGCGATACTTGGTATTGGTGGTTTGTAGAACTCGGTACTGATCATTCAAGAGCGATTCCTTTTTTACGCCCAGCGATGAATAACAATATTGATTCCGTCACTGATACATTCACGAGTGTTTTCAAAGCAGGCATTGAAGAGGAGTTAAATAAAGTCTGATGATTCCAATTCGAACAATTCTGAACAGCGCTTCGAGTGTAACTGCACTATTGAAAGCAAGTGATGGAGTTTTGCGGGTATACAGAGATCAAGCCAGTGAGGGGGTTAAATTGCCTTATGTGGTCTGGACCATTGTTTCAGGTTATGCAATTGATAATGTAGATGTGCCTGCAGTTGATGACAGCATTGAAGTTCAGATTGATGTGTATGCCCAATCAGAGCAGGAAAGAGATACTGTTTTTAAAGCTGTACGGAACGTACTCAAGCATCACTCTATTATCGAAAACTTTCCGAATATCGGCTCAATCATACCAGGTGTGTACAGAGGTACTTTTACTTGTAGCTGGTTGATTGAAGCTTAAAAAAAATCCAATTAATGGCGCCTTGTGCGCCTTTTTTATTGCCAAAAAATGAGGAGCAAGCTCATGGCACGTATTAAAGTTCAAAAAACTCAGCTGTATTATTTTGATGGTACCAATATTGTTCCTGTTATTTGTGCGAAGACAATCGATCTTGGTCAAGACAGTGAAGAAGATGTTGAAGTGACTTGCCTTGATCAAGAAGAAGGTGACACTGAAGCAGGTATGGTTACACCGGGTGAAGGTTCATTGGCTGTAGATTTTGATGATGAAAATTCTTCACATCTTAAAATTCTTGAACTCTCAAAAACGGTACCGAAAAAAACAGTTCATTGGTACCTTGGTTCATCTCACAGTGCAGCCCCGCCTACAGTAACAGGTGGAACAGTTACATTACCGACAACCCGTACTTGGTGGGAATTCGACGGCTATCTCAAACGTGCAGCTCCAACTTTTGAAAAGGGCCAGCATGTGGGTTACTCATTCCCACTGAAACGCCGTTCTTCGGTGCAAGAAACTATTCGTACTATTACTCCTACTCCTTAAGGTGAAATATGAAAAATATTAAGGATCTTAAGCGTGTAACTAAAATTGGTGCTGCCATTCGCCGTGAGTTAGTCTGGCAGCAGGGCGCAAATGAAGATAATTTAGATTTTCTTCGTGAAACTTCAGGCGATCCTGATGTTCAAATCGGTGATGTTGTTGATATCAAGGCTGAGGTTTATATCAAAAAACTCAGCTTTAAGGCAGCACGAGACGCTTCAAAATCATTTCATTGGAAAATTAATGAGAAAGATATTGAGGCATCCGAGCTCAAATCAGTTGATGCGGATCGACTGCAAGCCTCACATTTATGCGGAACCATCTGTGTAGATAGTGCCGGGACGCCGTTTTTTGATAATCTCGAAGCTGTTTATGACTCTGAGCCAAGTTTTATTAATGCTCTGTATAAATTGGCTGATGAGATTAACAACTTTATGGGAAAGTCTCAGAAGAAGAGCTCGAGCGATATGAACTCCTCTTCGAGCTCGTTACATGTGGAATCGGCGGAAGAACACTTGAAGAAGCCGAACGAAACCTAAGTCATAAAGAGCTTATGCTGTGGAGAGCATATCGGGAAAAGCGAGGCTCTCTTTTTATTGGTCGAAGGATAGAACAGGCTATTGGTGGATTGATGGCCTTCTATCACAACGGAAAAGTTAAGCCTGAGGATCGTGTCGACTCGGTGATATTTATGCCCCACGAGGACAAGCCAAAAGAAATTGAATTGTCTTTAGATGAGGCAATGGAAAAAGGCCTTTAAGCTAGATTTAAGTTTTTAATTCGGATAACCTCACTGGATAATAATTCAGTGGGGTTTTAGGCATGAAAAATATCCTTGGCATTTTATTTTTGGTTTGTTGTTCTAGTAATGTTATGGCAGTTGAAATTCCTACTCAGGATTATTTAATCAATTTGCTTGATAAAAAATATGATATTGAAAAACAGGATCTTGCTTGTAAAACTCTCTCAAGCCTTAGTGGTGTTGATATGAAAGCTCGTCAGGATGGATTATCAATTGATTCAACTTATGCAAGTGTTTCTACAAGTAAAATGCCAGATGAAATTAAAGCGAAGGAGCGAGAAGTGATTTCTCAGATTTATAACTATCCAATTTTCCAAAATACAAATGATAAGAATAAAGTTATAAAAAAAATAACATATCTTTCATTTCTTGAGTGCAGGGAAAAAGGTTTAAACCAAAAATGGAATCTTATGTAATGAAAATCTTATTTATCATTTTAATGATGTTTAGTACCTTATCATTTGCAAAATCTAGTAAAACGGATTCAATAACAAAAGAGCATATGATAGAGGGCTTGTGTGGAGAAGCTGCCTTAATGGCTCAAACAACAATGCAAGCACGTCAAGGTGGAGTTACACTAACAACCTCTCTACAAAATTTGAATAATAGCTTTAATGATAGCCCGAGAAAGAGCTTCTTCAAGGCGATAATCATTGATGCATATAAAGAACCACTGTGGCAAACAGAAGAAAACAAGCGCAACGCAGTAACTGAGTATAGTAATAAAACTTACTTGATTTGCAATGATGCGTTTAGTAAATCACTAAAGTAGATCATATACACATAATAACCGCCTTAGTGGCGGTTTTTTAATGCCCAAAAATTGGAGAAGACCATGGCAACAGCATCATTAGGCCGCTTGACACTTGATCTTGTTGCCAAAGTAGCGGGATACACAGAGCCATTAAGTAGAGCAGAGCGTCAAACAAAACAATCAACTAAAGCGATTACAGAATCATTCGATCTAGCTAGCTTGGCAGCAAAAGGTTTTGGTGTGGTGCTTGGCGGTTTGTCTGTAGGTAGTGTTATTGCCTACAGTGAAAAAGTCATTACAGCTGGAAATGATATTCAGCGCTTCGCAAAATTGGCTAATGCATCTGTAGGTCAATTTCAATATTACGCGCAAGGTGCAGAAACAGCAGGTATTTCAATTGAGTCCTTTGCTGATAAGTTAAAAGATATGCAGGACCGAATTGGTGACTTTCAACAGACTGGTGGTGGACCACTCGCAGATTTCTTTACAAATATTGCACCTCGAGTAGGGGTAACCATTCAGCAATTTCAAAAATTATCAGGTCCTGAAGCTCTACAGCTTTTCTATAATTCTTTAGAAAAAACAGGTAAAACAGCCAACGATATTACATTTTATATGGAATCGATTATTTCAGATTCTTCTTTGTTGATTCCATTACTTGAGAAAAATGGTCAGGGCTTCAAATATTGGGGTGATGCAGCAGAAAAGGCTGGTGCAATTATGTCTAACGACATGGTGAACAGCCTTACAGAAGCCAAAAAGAATCTTCAATTAATGGATTTACAATGGCAGGGTGTTGAAGCTAGGCTTGTTAATAATGTTGTACCTGTACTTCAAGATGTTGCAGAAAACTGGGATCAAATAAAGGGCGTAACTATTGCTGTTGCCGCAGGTTTGTCTGCTCGATTAGTACCTTCTCTTATTTTGACCTCGATTCAATTAGTCCAAACTTCAATTTTTGCTGTACGTGCTGGCGTAGGCTTAATTGGATTCTCAAGATCGGTAGGAGTTGCTACTAATGCATTAACACTTTTCAAAGGTGTTGCAGCATTCTTGGGTGGTCCTGCAGGTATAGCAATGTTAGCTTTTCAAGCAGCTATTGCTGGTGGAACATACTATGCAATGACACGTAAAACGGAAGATGCTACAGATGCATTTGATACACAAGGAAAATCAATAGGTGAATTGGTTACTCATTATAATAGTTTGAGTGATGCAAAAAAACGTGCTTTTGCTTACGATGCAGCCCAAGATTTAAAATCTGATACCGAAGCATATGAAAATGCTAAAAATCAGGTAGCAGCATATGCCAGCGGTCTTGCAGAAACAGTTTTAAAACAGGGCGAATCATCCGAAAAAATTAAAGAATGGAGAGCAGAGTTTTTAAAGGGTGGAATCAGTGCTGATGAGCTGTCAAACCGCATAGGATCACTTTCGGATGTATCAGATGTATACAATGCGAATATGGTGAAATATGCAAGTTTAGCGACACAAGCTAAAACTAAAATGGATGCGCAAAAGAAGGTGACTGATTCTCTAACAGGAGTTACCGATAAAGCTTCAGATGCGCAAAAAAATATAAATAAAGTTTTAACTGATCAGGCTCGTCTACTTGGGATTATGCCTAGTCGTTGGAATGCATATACCCAGAAGCAACGTGAAAGCTTGACAAATATCCTTAGTGATAAGCAACGTGAAGACTATATAAAAACTAATGTAGATTTAGGTTGGTCAAAGGAGAAAGCTGAATACTTTGCAGACTATCGTAACAGCGCTGGACTAGGATATGTTGGTTCAAAGCTTGATACCGATCAAATGCGTATAGTTAATATGGGATTTAACCAGAAGAACTATAACTTCAATAAAGCTGAATTAGCAGCAATTGCTAAAGTTCAGGGAATCGCTAAAGCAAATAACTTTGCTCAAATTGAAGGCTTGTATGGTCTACCTGCTGGAACTTTAGCTGCGTTAGTTCTTCAGGAGTCAGGCGGTAATCCTAACGCTGTAAGTCCTACAGGCGCAAAAGGATTATTTCAGACAACTGGTATCTATAGAGTAGGTAAAGATTTAAGTACAGTTGAAAAACAAGCAGCAGCAGCAGCGAAGTACATAAGTGAAAGCTATCAGGAATTTGGAAACTTATCCGATGCTATCACCTCATATAACTCAGGTGTTGCAGGCCTTAAAGATTACAAAAATGGTGGAAGATCACCTGAAAAACGAAAGGAAATTGCTGGATATGCGCCTGGTGTGCAACGTTGGCTTGCCGGGGTTAATGGCAAGACAAATATTGATAATTCTCTCATCATGCCTACTCAAGCAGACTTTTTGGCTCAACAAGCAATTGCAGCACAGTCAGCTAAAGAGCTTTCAGATAAGCGTAAAGATATTGACACTCAATATTACAAAGAGTCTGAAAAACTTGCTGAGGAGCACAAGGATCGAGTTGAAGCGATTAATAATGCATATGCCGGAACAAAGGAACTTAAAGTTCGTTTAGCTCAAGAGTCAGCACTTTATCTTGATCAAACTACGAAACTTAAAGTTCAACGTGAAGAAGACTATGCCAATCTGACAGCGTTTGAAACTGATCGTATCAAGCAGCTCGAAGATTATTATTCACGTCAAATCGAATTGGCTAAAACCAATACTGAATTGAATGATAAAGAGCGTGCAAAAGAAATTTCAGCTTTGCAACGTAAGCGAGATTTTGAAATCAGTGAAGTTCGCCGTGAGCAGCAAGAACAAGTTCAATCTGCGTTTGAAGCATATATGAATGAAACTGAAATTGTGGTCAAGCGATATCAAAGGGAACGTGAAGAGATAATTAAAAATTATCAACTCACTAAAGATACTCGCGATAAGCTTTTACAGGCAAATCAGATGAATAGTTTCTTTGCAATGAATCAAGCCTCTGACAGCGTATTCCAGTTTGGCCAAAATGCGGCGCAAGCACTGTATCAACAAAATGATCCTAACGGTTATGCGCGTTGGAGCCTTCAAAATCAATATTCTTCTGAAGTTGGTGGTTTAACTGGTGCATATAATGATCAGGTATCTGGTATCAATCTTATTCAAGATGAAGAACAGAGAAGTGCTCAATTACTTGCAGCTCATGAGCAGTTTTTAAATGCTAAAAATGCGCTTGATTTGCAATATGATCAATCAGTCAAAGATCTGGCACAAAGTCAGGTAGACTCAGTTCTTAATGCCTATTCTGGAATATTATCTCAAGCTGAAACAGTTTGGGGTTCCATGACAGACTTGGTAAAAGATTCTGCTGGGGAATCAAGTACAGCATACAAATTAATGTATTTTGGGCAGCAACAAATAGCTGCGGCTCAGGCAACAATAAATGCATTTTTGGCATACTCAAATGTGTTGGCTAATGCTCCATACCCATTAAATATGACTTTGGCTCCTATTGCGCTAGGCTTGGGCATGGCTAATGTGGGCATGATCGAGGCGCAGGCAATCGCTGGCATGGCCCATAACGGCATCGACAATATTCCAAAAGAAGGTACATGGCTTTTAGATGGTGGTGAGCGTGTACTTAATCCAAAACAGAATCAGGACTTAACCAGATTCTTAAATGATCGCCAGAGTGCAAACAATGGAAGCATTTCAATCAAAGTTGATGTCAATGGTTCAGGTGTAAGCACCTCAGGTGCCAATACACAAGATCAGAAGCAGTTAGGTCAAATTATCGGTAATGCAGTTCGCGCCGTGATTCGGCAAGAGCAACGACAAGGGGGGTTACTTTCAAAATGAGCAACCAAAAATTTGACTGGCCAAGTGACTTGAACGGTAACTCCAACACTCAGAACTTCAATGTACTGAGTTCAAAGTTTGGCGATGGCTATGAGCAAAATATCTCGATTGGTATCAACAATCGAAAAGGTCAGTGGGCTTATCAAAGAACAGCTCACAAAGCTGAAATTCAAGCGATTAAGGCCTTTTTCGATGAGCACAAAGGTGCAGATTCATTTCTGTGGGATTCGCCACTTGATGGCGAGATTCGAGTTAAGACTGATTTGACCTATACACCAGTAAGCCTAGGTGGCCAGATCTGGCGGATCTCAACCACATTCACACAAGTTTTCTACCCTTAATTAAATTCAAATCCTTTCAACAGCACTCAATCGAGTGCTTTTTTTTGTGAGAAAAAATATGTCAAAGCAGATAATTAATATCGGCAACAGTCCGAATGATGGGAATGGTGAACCGGCTCGAAGTGCGTTTAATAAGACCAATAAAAACTTTGATGAAGTTTATTCTGCATTAGGTGGTGGTTCAGGCACGATTCCAAATGCAATGCCTGTTGCAAATGGTGGAACAGGTGCAATCACAGCACCTGCTGCTAGAATTAATTTAGGTATTCAAGAGGCTGTTGCTGGATACACAGATGTAACAAGTCAAAGAGTGGGTGGGACAGTTTATACAAACTCATCTAACAAATTAAAATTTATAGTAGTAATTATAAATGTGCCTGCAAAAACCTATGCTGGTATACATTTAAACTCTACAAATAATGCTTTAGCACAAGTTTACTCAGATAGTGCGATGTCTCAATTTCCACTTATTGCTGCTATACCACATGGCTCGGGTTACGCATTAAATACGAACAACATTGTAAAATGGTTGGAAACGACATGAAATATTTTAAAAAAGTTGACGGCTCAGTTTGGGCGTTTGAGCAAGATGGATCGCAAGATGAGCTGATTACAGAAGAGTTTACAGCAATGACCGCTGAAGAAATTGATCGTCATCTGAATCCGCAAAATTACTTCACCGATGCTGAAAAAGCCGCAATTGCTGCACAGCAAAAAATGATTCATGCACAAAGTGAATATGATCGGGTCAGTATTGAAATCACACGTTTGAATGATGCAATTGAAGATGAAGATGGTGATCTCGAAGAATTGAACAATGATAAAGCCGTACTTGTTGATTATCGTAAATCTTTGCGGACATTTCTAAAGTCAGATGGTTTGGGAGAATTACCAGATGAGCCTCAACAGTGATTTTCAAAAGCTGTATGTCGATGGACTGATCACGCTTTATGAACTCGATGCCAGCAGCTTAGGTGCTGGCATTTTACGTTTTCACGGTCATATTTCATATGAAGACTGGCAGAAGATTTATCAAACCGTAGACAGCACCAGCTTTACAGCAGATACAACGCTCATTTCAGCAGATAAACTTTTTGATGTCGGCGGTTCAAAAGTCTGGATGCGAAACATTATCTGGCAGGGTCAAGTGTTTGAGCCGATGGTCATTGAAAGCACAGGCTTTGGTAAAACGACTGATGGTAAAGCTTCGATGCCGACGTTAAGCATGGCAAACAATATCAATGGTGTGCAGGGAGCAGTATCAGCCTATTGCTACCGTTTTGATGACTTTGCAGGTGCAAAGCTCAAAGTCATTACTACGTTGGCCAAATATCTTGATGCTGAAAATTTTAGTCAAGGCAATCCGACGTCTTCGAGTGACAGTGAAATCCAGATAGCCTATATCGAGCAAAAGACTTCTTCAAATGATGAACAAGTCGTATTTGAGCTTTCAAATCCAGTCGATTTCGAAGGTAAGAAAATACCGCTGCGCCAGATCACAAATCTCTGCCATTGGGCATGTACTAATGGTTATCGAGGTGAGCAGTGTGGTTATACAGGCACTGCTATGTTCACTATGAAAGACGAGCCGACCACTGATCCAAGTCAAGATCGTTGTCCTGGGCGAATGCGATCCTGCCGTTTGCGTTTTGGTGAAAATAAACCTTTGTCACATGGTGGATATCCCGCATCAAGTTTAATTGGGTGAGTTATGAAATTATCTGCTGATGTAAAAAAAGCCATATTTGTACATGCGTCAGACGTTTATCCCGAAGAATGCTGTGGCGTGATTATCAATAATCAATACATAGCTTGTCGGAATGTCGCCCCTACAATTTATGACAAATTGGGGAAAGTAAAACAGGACAAAACGACAAATTTTGAAATTCATCCTGAAGATTTGGCCAATGCTGAGGACATCGGAGTCATTCAAGCTTATGTTCACTCACATCCTGATGGCACTACCAGAGCAACAGAACTAGATTTGCATCAGATTGAGCTTCACAAAAAGCCATGGTTTATTTGTAGTTTTCCCGATTGGGACATTACTGAGTATCAACCGTATGGATATACCGCCCCGTTATTGGGGCGAAATTTTTTCCATGGTTGGCAAGATTGTTATTCACTGGTACGTGACTTTTATCAACGTGAACTAGAAATTGTATTGCCAAATTTCCAGCGTGATGATGCTTGGTGGGAAAATAAAGAAAACGTCTCTCTTTATGTTGAAAATTATCGTTCAGCGGGTTTCTATCAGGTTGAATCACCTCAATATGGCGACGTATTGATTTGCCGAGTTGGGCGTACTGAACATCCCAATCATGCAGTGATTTGGCTCGGTGATCATTGGCGTTTTAAAAGTGAAGACACACCTGCATGCGTTGGCAATTCACTGATCCTTCATCATATGTATGACGCAAAATCGATACGTGAAGTTTACGGCCATGAGTGGCAATCGCGCACGGTTTTAATTCTAAGGCACAAAGATCATGTTAAAGACGATTAAGTTGTATGGCGTCCTTGCTGAAAAGTTTGGGCATCAATTTATGCTGGATGTTTCAAGTATACGTGAAGCGGTACGGGCCTTGTCTGTACTGTTACCTGGCTTTGAAAAGTTTATGTTGCATGCACATGAGCGTGGGCTTTGTTTTGCTATTTTTTTTGATGAAGTTAAACAGCATGGATCTCGAAGAAAACAGCCCTATTGCTATGACACCGTTACCAAACGACGTATTACAGGTCGTAATATTGGGAGCAATGAAGTAGATATGGTGACTGAGTCTTCAGTGATCAAGATCGTACCGCGTGTCATGGGTGCAGGTGGTAGCAATGGCATATTACAAGTGGTTTTGGGTGTTGCACTTATTGTCGCAGGTTTTTGGACTGGTGGAATTACCACCAATATTGGGGTGGCAATGATTGGCGCAGGTGCTGGCATGCTGGTCGGAGGTATCGCACAAATGTTGATGCCAAAAGCCGAAACCCAAGACCAGAATCAAGATGGCAACCGAGCAAATAAGGGCTTTGGTTCTGCCGTTACGACCATTGCGCAGGGTAATCCAGTATCTATATTACGTGGTGAACGTGAGATCGGCGGATTTGTTGCATCGGCTGGGCAGTTCACAGAAGACATTATGTAAAAATTAAATCCTATTTTAGGCGCTATATAGCGCCTTTTTTTATGCATGGATCAGATATGGACAATAAAATCATTGGTGCTAAAAAGCAGGCCAATCAATCCCGTGCGCCTGTGATCGCACCAGATTCAGCTCAATCAACCACCACGATAAAGATACTCTACGGACTATCAGAGGGTGAAATTGAAGGCTTGGCAGATGGCTTAAAATCGGTTTATCTGGATGATACGCCTGTTCACGATGCCAATGACAATCCAAATTTTGATAATGTTGTTGTAGATTTTCGCTCGGGCACAAACGATCAGGATTACATTGAAGGTTTTCCAGATGTATCTAATGAAATCAATATCAATGTTGAACTTAAAGAAATCACGCCATGGGTGAGAGCCTTTAGTAATACGGATCTTGATGCTGTTCGAGTGCGCCTAAAATGGGGTGCTTTACGTGTGCAGGATGCAACCACAGGTAACGTAGATGGTCTTACGATTCGCTATGCCATTGATCGCCAAACTGATGGTGGTACGTGGGAAGAGATTTTAAACACGCAAATTTCAGATAAAACCAGTCCTGATTATCAACGTACCCATCGTATTGAGCTGCCGCGTGCAGATCAAGGGTGGCTTGTTCGAGTTCGTAGAATTACCCCAAACCAGAATAGCGATTTAATTTCTGACAAAATGTATGTGGCAGCAGTCACAGAAGTGATTGATGTCAAACTGCGCTACCCCAACACTGCATTGCTCGGCCTGCAATATGATGCGGAAACCTTTTCAAATATTGCAAAAATGGCAGCCCGTTGTAAGGGTGTTCTTATTCGTGTGCCGACCAATTACGATCCTAAAACCCGTCAATATGTTGGTATTTGGGACGGCACTTTTAAATATGCCTATACCAATAATCCAGCATGGCATTTTTATGATGCGTGTATCGATAAACGTCGTGGACTCGGTAATCATCTTGATCAAAGCATGGTCGATAAATGGTCCATTTATCGATTAGGCCAGTACTGTGATGAGTTGGTGCCAGATGGCAAAGGCGGTCAGGAACCACGTTTTACTTTAAACGTCTATCAGCAAGCCCAAGAAGATGCCTATAGCGTACTCCGTAAAATGGTAGGCGTGATGCGTGCTTATATGTTTTGGGATGGCCAAAGCATTGTACTTGATGCTGATATGCCTTCCGATACTGTATACACATTCACCCGGGCAAATGTGATTGATGGGCACTTTGAGTATTCGGGTACACGTAAGCGTGATCGTCATACCATTGCTGTTGTTAATTTCGATAATCCAGACAATCGATTCAAGACAGAACCGGAGCCTATTCCAGATGAAGAGGCCATTGCGAAATATGGGATTAATAAGGTTGAGATTGATGCATGGGGTGTAACCTCACGCGGACAGGCACAACGGGCAGGACTCTGGGCATTAAAGACTGAAAAGTACGAAACTCAAACTGTTGTGTTTAAAGTCGGTCTTGATGGATACATTCCTCAACCCGGGAAAATTATTGAAATTGCGGATCAGAGTTTTGCGGGTCGTGCCAATGGTGGTCGTATATCATCAATTTCGGCTGATCTCAAACAAGTCACATTGGATCGAGATGATGTGGTGTGTCGTGCAGGTGATCGTCTCGTCATTAATGGTGAAGACGGTAAAGCGAAGGCTCGTGTCATTGAAGGCATTAATGGCCGTGTGGTGACGGTCGTCTCGGCTTTTGAAGAAAATACAATCTCGTCGCAAAACGTATGGGTTATTGATGCTCAGGATCTGGCGACAATGAAATTTCGTATTGTCTCGATTATACAAAACGATAAGCATCAATTTGAAATCAAGGCAGTTCAATACAATCCGCAAAAGTATGATGCCATCGATTATGGTGCCTACATTGACGAAATCCCCATTACGATTGTAAATCCTGATATGCAACCTGCAGTTGAGTCAGTCAGTTTATCGACCTATGACAAGATCGAACAGGGCATGAATATCGCAGTGATGGTGATTGGATGGCCACAGGCTCAAGGAGCTGTTCGTTATCAAGTCGAATGGCGCAAAGATGATTGTAGCTGGATTAAGATGCCTTTGACGGGCAACAACTCTATTGAGGTTGAAGGGGTATATTCGGGTAATTATCAGGCACGTATTACTGCATTTTCTGCTTTCGATATTGCATCGTTACCGACTTACTCCAGTGTCACCGCCTTATTGGGTAAAAACGGCACACCGCCTGCTTTGGCTAATTTAGCTGCAACGGGTATATTGTTTGGTATTCAGCTTGAATGGATTTTTCCTGCTAAAGGTGCCTTAGATACGGCTCATACCGAGATTCGTGTCAGTCCAGACGGTGTAAGCAATATCTCGACTTTGGGATTGTTTGCTTATCCAACAACCACACATAACATTCAGGGCTTACAGCCAAACCTTAAGCTTTATTTTCAGGCCCGATTGATTGATCGCTTGGGTAACGTCGGGCCATGGACGGACTGGATTAATGCAACCACATCAGCCGATGCATCTGCGGTACTGGATATCTTATCAGGCAAGATCACTGAATCTCAACTGCATCAGGATTTACAGCAGAAAATCGATAAGATTGACGTCATTGAAGGTGATCTGACTGTTTATGATCAGCGTATTCAAGATGCCAAAAATACTGCAGATCAAGCTAATCAGAATTTGGCTGTAGAACGTCAGCAACGTATCAATGATGTCGGGAAACTTGCAGATGATATTGCATCAGAATCACAGGCCCGTATCAGTGATGTTCAAAACTTAAATGGAGGTATAGCTCAGGAACGTCAACAGCGTATTACTGCTGTGAATCAAGTTGCAGATAATATCGCGTCAGAATCACAGGCTCGCATCAGTGCTGTTCAACATCTCAGTGATGGTCTAACACATGAAAGCCAGCAGCGTGTTGCTGGTGATGAGCATGTCTTGTCTGTTGTTGATACCTATAAGCAAAGTACAGAAAACTCGTTTGCTGCGGTGCGTCAAGAAATTGATGTCGTAGCAGATGATTTGAGTGCTACATTAACAAAGCTTGATGGTGTCTATGCGAAAGTCACACCTTTGACCGCGGACCAGAATAACTGGACGGCAGACTCAGGCAGTAATGAAGCGTCAAGTTGGTCGATACAGTCTGCACAGATCGATGGCGATTCAGCTCTTGGCCAGCGGATTGATACCATCAACGTGCAAGTAGGTTCAAATCAAGCAGCGATTCAGGAGGAGCGTTCAGCACGTGCATCGGGTGACGAAGCCAATACGCAAGCGATCAACAACTACATTGCGCGTAATGACACGGCACTTGCATCTGTTATGCAGACTGCTGAAAGCGCTGTCACTGCATCGAGCAGTAACTCAAACGCGATTCAGGCTTTAGACAATCGTGTTGATGTGGCTGAGTCTGATGCATCGGTAGCAAAAACCAATGCGGCCAGTGCAATCAAC